TGTCGCTCTACGACCGCCTGCGGTTCGTGCAGGACGTCAAGACCGACCTCGTGCGCCAGACCCTGGATGCCGGCACGCGCAACCTGAACCAGCGGGTCGGCGTGCTGGAACGGCAGGTGAACTACAACGACCTTGCGACGTCGGTCATGGGCGGCATGGTCCGCATGACCGCGCCCGGCGCCGTGTTCCCGCTGCCCGACGTGCAGCTCCCGCAGTCGGCTTTCGCCCTGCTGGAGATGATGGACAAGATGCGGCGCGAGAAGGGCGGCGCCGCGATCGACACGGCCTCCCAGGCGCAGCAGGTGGCGCACGACACCGCGCACGGCCTGGAGCGCACGATGACCGCGATCGAGCAGGTCAACGCCATGGTCGCGCGCAACCTCGCCGAGACGCTGATCAAGGGCGTGTACTCGAAGATGCACCGGCTGCTGAAGCGGCACTGGCCGGGCGTCATCCAGGCCAGGACCGGCGGGCAGTGGTTGCAGCAGGTCCCGCAGACGTGGCCGGAGCGTGACGAGGTGGCCGTGCAGGTCGGCATGACGACCGGCGAGCGCATGCGGATGATGCAGCTGCTGGGGCAGGTGATCGGGCAGCAGCTGCAGGCGTTGCAGATGGGCCAGGACGGCGTGCTCGTCAGCCTGCCGCAGCTGTACAACGCACTGATCGACTTCGCCCGCGCCGGTGGCCTGCAGGCCCCTGAGCAGTACTGGATCGACCCGGCGAGCCCGCAGTCGCAGCAGGCGGCGCAGCAGAAGGCGCAGGCCGCGCAGCAGCAGGCCGCGGCGCAGCAGCAGGCCGCGCAGCAGCAGGCGCAGCTGCTGAAGGAGGTCGAGGGCATCCGGGCCCAAGGCGGGATCGCCAGGGCGCAGATCGAGGCCCAGCGGGCGATCGCCCAGACGCAGATCAACGCGCAGGTCCAGCTGGAGAAGCAGGACAAGGACGCGGAGGCCAAGTTCGCCGATCTTCGCCTGCAGCTGATCGAGCTGAATGCGAAGTACGATGCCGAGGAGGTGCCGGACACGATGGCCCAGGCCGGCGTTGAGGACGAGAGCGAGGAGGGCGAGGGCAGCGAGATGGGCGAGGGCGAGTCGTCGTGAACCTGAAGCGCGCGGCCACGGTGGGTGGCTGATGATGGGCGGGGCCGCTGGGTTCGGCGACTTGTGGTTCAGCCAGGAGGGGAGGACGCAGTGAGCGCCTGGAGTCGATTGGCCCCGTACGTCGAGCCGGCCCTGACGCTGGGGACCTCGATGGCGGCAGAAGTGCCCGCCGGCCTCGCCGGCCTCGCCGGCCTGTTGTTCGAGGGCGACGACGTTGACCGCGCGGCGCAGCGGATCGAGGACCTGCGCAATCGGCTGACCTACCTGCCGCGCTCCGAAGGCGGCGTCGAGAACCTGGAGACCGTGGCCGGCGGCATCGAGTCGGCGGCCGACTGGGTGGGCGACAAGGTCGAGGCGCTGACCGGCTACGCCGAGCCGTTCAAGGCCGCAGCCGACGCCGTCAACGCCCGTTACGGGCCGGAGGCCGCCACGGCCCTGTTCGTGGCTCCTGAGGCGGCGGGCAGCGCACTAGGGTTCAGGGCAGGGCAGGCCGCCAGAGCGGCCCGTAGGGCTTCCAGGGCCGCCAGGGAGGCCATCCCGGCGGTCGCGCCTGACATTCCGCGGCTGCCGCATGCCCAGGCGGCCCGTGGCGTCCACTTCAGCAACGCGCCAGAGCTGACCGAGCTGGACCCCGAGCGGTACGGCAGCGGGCTCAAGGGCGCCGAGGCGTCCCGGCTGGCCGACGCGCCGGACATCCGGCCGCGCAGCTACTTCTACCTCGACGACCGGGTGAAGGGCGAGCGTGGCACGGGCCCGTATCGGTATCAGGCCGAACTGCGTGACCTCTACGACCTGACGGCCGACCCGCTGGGGATCCGCGCCGTCATGCGCGACCGATTCACGACCCCGCAGACGGCGCAGATCAATCCGGGCAGGATCGACTGGGCCGCCGTGCAGAACGAGACCGAGCGGCGCATCAGGGAGCTGGGTTACCAGGGCTACATGACCCCTGGCGGTCAGCTGCCGGCAGCTGTCATGTTCGGGCGCACGCCGGTGTCGCCCTACCCCATCGCGAGGTGATCCATGGCCGACTGGAAGCGTAAGGCAGCGGCGTTGCGGCGGGCGGCAGAGGCGGCCCGAGAGGCGCGTCGTGAGGCCACGCCGGGGGCGATGGCGCGGGCCGAGGCGATGCCCGGCGAGGGCATGGTGAAGGCCGAGATCGGCGGCATGCGGGCGGACGCGCCGCTGGCGCCGGCGGTCGAGCAGCGGATGGCTGATCTCGGGCCGGAGGCAGCCTACCTGCTGCCGCACGAGGCCGAGAAGGCCGGGCGCACCGCAGCAAGCGTGCAGGCCATGCAGCGCATGCTCGACTTCCTGCCGAAGGCGAAAGAGCTGGCGGCGGTGATGAAGGCCGGCGGCGCGAAGCGTGGCTGGTACCGGGCCAGCTCGCAGGCGCTGATCGACACGTTCGGCCAGGACGCCCCGCGGTTCGCCGCCCTGCTGGCGGCCATGAGCCCGCAGACCAGTGTCGAGAACAACCTGACCAACGCCCTGAACACCTGGAAGAACTGGACGGCCGCCGGGCGCCCGACGGACGAGGCGGCGATCAAGTCGATCATGGGCCGCTCGGTGATGGGCAACAAGGGCGAGGACTCGGTGCTCGACGCCTGGGTCAACAACTCCATGCGCGCCCTGCAGGCCGACGACCCGTCGCGCATCACGCTGTCTGGCCCGAAGGTCGACAGCTTCATGGGCAACCTCGCCGACGACGTCTTCCGGGTGACCAACGACGCCTGGAACGCAAACCTGCTGGGCGTGTCGCAGCGGATGTTCAGCGGCAGCATGCCGAAGGCCAACCCGAACGACCCGGGCCTGACCCCCGGCTATCTGGCGACCAACGCCCGCATGCGCTCGGCGGCCGATGTTGCCGGGATGTCGCCGGCCGAGGGCCAGGAGACGGCGTGGTCGTTCGCCATGCAGCTGTACGAGAAGGCGCGGCAGTCCGGCAAGAGCGTGGTCGAGCTGCTGGAAAGCGGCGAGGCGACCGACGAGCTGATCCGCGGCGCCCCCGACTTCGGGTCGCTGTTCCACCAGCCGCAATACCGCTCCATCCTGGAGGAGGCCGGCTACGGTAACCAGCTGGCTGGCCTGCAGCAGCACCAGTGGCCCGACCTGTCCGGCAACATCATGGAGCGCCTGACCCCGGAGGAGAGGGCCCTCGTCCTGCGGTCAGCGAAGCGCCTCGACGCCCTGGCGGACCAGCGGCGGCGCGAGAGCTACGCGCGTAGCTTCTGGCAGCAGGACTCGCCCGAGAACCTGCCGCTGTTCAGCACGGCCGAGATGACGCCCTATGGGGGCAGCGGCCACCTCGCCGGCATCAGCAACTTGTCGCCCGAGGAGCGCGGCGCCATGACGTCGCGGCTGGCGTCGGCGTTTACCAACCCGGCGGATCGCGACATGCTGCACGAGGCCCTCGGCCTTCCCGGCATCGAGCAGCGCAAGGCCACCGGGCTCTGGGAGCCGCAGCAGGGGCAGACGGAGATCAACCCGGTGTTCGCCTCCGGCGTGCAGGTGCCGTTGACCAAGGCGGGCGAGCTGCGCAAGGCTGACGCGGCGAAGCTCGACGCAGCCGAGGCCGTGCGCGGCTACATGACGGCGCAGGGCGGGTCGCCCTACTCGGGCATGCTCCCCGACGCCGGCGGCGCCGGGTTCTACATCCCGCGGGAGGGCAAGGTCCCGGAGGGCGTGATGAAGCAGCTCGCGCCGGCGGCGCGCGACGACTTCTATGTGGCCGACACGGGCGCCGGCGTCAACGTGATGCCTAGCGGCGATCGCGTCAGCCCGGAGGGCTTCAACGCCCTGCGGCAGGCCTTCTCCACCGAGGTGGGCGGGGACGCCCCCTACACGGCGCTGCCGAAGATCGTGCCGGCGTCGCAGCGGGGCGGCTACGTCGACTTCGAGTCGGCGTGGCAGCAGCCGGCCGGCTCGGGGGCCGTGGCACGGGAGATGCTCAAGCGGGTGGATGCCCTGCCGGCGACGCAGCAGCGGGCATTGTCAGAGGCCCTGATGCAGCCGGCTGGCGACATCTACGGCATCTACGAGCGCGCCAACAAGAACAAGGGGCTGCCGGTGCGCGAGGACCTGATGAACGCCCTCAAGATCCTGCGCACGCAGGGCATCGAGGGGCTGCGTGAGGCGCTCAAGCGTGGCGACTACATTGCAGGGCTGGCGCCGATCCTGGCGCCCGGCCTCGGGCTGATGCCCGGCAACGAGGAGGCGATGGTATGACCGACGCGCAACGGGCGGCCAACTTGGCCGAGGCGATCCTCACCAACCCGGTCTGGCAGCAGGCCTGGGACCGGCTGGAGGTCGAGTTGTGGCACGCCTTCCAGGGTGCTGCGGCCGACGACACGGTCGAGCTGCGGGGGATCGCCATGCGCCGCTGGGCGCTCTCGGTCATCCGCGCCGAGCTGGAGCGGACCATGGCCCAGCCTTTACTTGACGAAATGAACGCGGATTAATCCGCTACAATCGAGGTCAGTTATGAGCGAGCAAGGAGACTTGCAGAGCAAGATCACCGCCATCAGCGAACAGTTGCTGGCGGGTGAAGCAGCGCCCCCGGAGGATCGCCGAGAGGATGATCAGCTGGCAGGCGAAGCCCAGTCGCCGGAAGGCGACGGCGAGATCAGCGCAGAAGGTACCGAAGCGCCAGCGGGTGAGAGCCCAGCCGCCGAAGAGATTCGGACGATTGCGGAACTGGCGAAGGTGCTGGAGGTTGAGCCGGAATTCCTCTACGGCCTGGAATTCAACCTCGGCGAGATGGGTCCCGACGGTCAGCCCGTCGGCATCAAGCTCGGCGAGCTGAAGGACAAGCTGCAGGGGTACGAGCGCAGCCGCGGCGAGATCGAGCAGCAGCGCGAGAAGCTGACGCAGGAGCGCCAGCAGCTCATGCAGCAGGTGCGGGAACTGTTCGTTGGTGGGCAGCGACTGCAGCAGGACATGGTCGACGCGCGGGCGCGGATTCAGGCGCTCGTCACGCAGCGCGACTCGATCGACTGGAAAGAGTTCGAGAGGCTCGATCCGGGTCGGGCGGCACTGGAGCGGCAGCGGTACAGCGAGCTGCTGCAGGAAGCCGGCGCCAACTACCAGCGGGTGCAGTACTCGCTGGCGCAGCAGGCGCAGGTAGTGGACGACGGTTACCGTCGCGCGCAGGACCAGGAACTGCTGAAGGCCATCCCCGAGTGGCGCGACCGAGAGGTCGCCCTGAAGGAGGCCAACGCAATCGGAGAGTGGGCGTCCCGGAAGTACGGATACACGCCAGATGATCTTCGGTTCGCAGTCGATTGGCAGCACCGCGATATCCTGCGCAAGGCGTACCTGTACGACTCGCTACAGGCGAAGACGGCAGAGACGCAGCAGCATGTGCGGCAGGTGCCCCGCGTGCTGAAGCCGGGTGGCGGGTTGCCCCGCTCCCAGCTGCAGACGCAGAAGCTGAACGCCCTGAAGGAGCAGGCGCAGCGTACCGGCAAGAAGAGCGATCAGATTGCCGCCGCCCGCGCCATTCTTGACAAGGCTTTCGCTACCCAGAGGAACTAATCATGCCTTTCACCCCGAACCTCAATGCCGCTGACCTCAGCGGTGTCGCATATCGCGGCCTCATCAACGAAGACGTCATGCAGCAGATCTGGGACATCTCCCGCATCCCGCTGCCGTTTACCGACCTCATCGGTACCGAGACCGCGAAGAACCCCTACAAGGAGTGGACGACCGACGAGCTGGCGGCGCCGAACATCGCGAACGCCGCGATCGACGGCTCCGATGCGTCCGGCAATGACGCGGCGGTCGGTGCCCGCGTCGGCAACCACTGCCAGATCTCCCGCAAGGTCGTCCGCGTGTCGACCCGCGCGCAGGAGTCCGACACGATCGGTCGCTCGAACGAGCTGATCTATCAGGTCATGCGTCGGCAGCAGGAGCTGAAGCGTGACGTCGAGGCGATCATGCTGACCCGGCAGGCCAGCGTTGCCGACAACGGCGACACCGTGGCAGGCAAGTCGGCTGGCCTGTGTGCGTGGCTGACGACCAACGACTACCGCGGCTCGGGCGGCTCGGCTGCCGGCTTCTCCGGCGGCACCGTGGCGGCCCCCGTGGCCGGCACTGCGCGGGCCCTGTCCGAGACGCTGGTCCGCGACTGCGTGCAGTCGGTCTACCAGCAGGGCGGCGACCCCAGCAAGATGGTGTCGGTGCCGTCGGTCATCCGGAAGTTCAGCGAGTACCTGTTCACCAGCTCGGCGCGCATCGCGACCCTGATGGCGGACCAGGGCAAGTCCGGCGCTCCGGCGACGGCGCTCGGCACGGTCAACGTGTTCGTGACCGACTTCGGCACCCTGGAGTTCGTGCCGAACCGGCTGCAGCAGCTGAACGACCTCGCGACCGACACGGCGGACGTCTACGTCATCGACCCGCAGTACCTGTCGATCGCCTACCTGCACGGCTACCGCACCGAGCCGCTCGCCAAGACCGGCCTCGCGGACAACCGTCAGATGGCAGTCGACTGGACGCTCGTGGTCCACACCGAGAAGGCGCACGGCGTCATCGCCGACATCGACCCGACCCTGGCGGTCGTGGCCTGACGAAGGAGGAGGGGGCCGCAAGGCCCCCTCGGCCACCATGGCGAGAATTCGGAACAGGAGATCGGCGCCGGCAGCGGCCATCGACGTCGGCGGATCGACGCGCGTCGACAGCGTGATGCTGGTGCAGATCAAGGTCCCCGTCTGGCTGTACACGCACAAGGCGCAGCGTGGCGACGTGGTGACCGTCGACCCGGAACTCGGGTTGCGTCTCATCGAGAACGGACAGGCCGATGCCTTTGCGGGCTGAGTGGATCGGCGGCGGGATCCGCACGCGCGTAGTCGAGCAGCCCCACGAGGGGCTGACGTACGTCGAGCGCAGCACGGTGAACGAGCGCGAGATCCTGGAGACCAACGCGGAGCTGCGCAAGATCGAGCAGCGTAAGCTGGACTGGGGCCGGTGCGTGGCGTCCATCCCGGAACTCGACTTCCACAACCTGATGAACCAGTACCCCGAGCTGCGCAGCGGCGACAAGGTCGCGCGCAGCAGGGCAATGAACAGGATCCTGCGCGAGCACCCCGAGTGGTTGGTCGTCGACAGGTCGAAGCTCTGAGGGAGGCGACATGCCGTCGAAGACCCGGAAGCAGGCGAGGCTGATGGCGGCCGCGGCACACGACCCGAAGTTTGCGAAGCGCGCGGGCGTGCCGGTGAAGGTCGCGAAGGAGTTCAATCGGGAGGACGCCGGCTCCGGCATCCTTGGCGTGGGCAAGCGTGGCGGCCGGTTGCCGCCGAGCAAGGGAGGTAGGGGAAGATGAGCCGGTGCATGGGATCCAAGGCAGTGCCGAACGACCCGGCCCTCTCGCGGGCGTACTGTGAGGGCAGGGCGGCCGCCGTGAAGGGCGCGGCGTCGAATACCAACCCCCACGTAGCGGGTAGCCCAGCGAACGCCGCCTGGGGCCGCGGATGGGCCACGTACGAGGCCGCCGGGACCATCAGCGTGCGCGATTGTTGCGCCAACCCGATGAAGCTGGCGGCGCGGACGATGGCCGGCGTGGTCACCGACCTGTCGGTGGCGTTCACTGTCTCGCCCGCCATTCCCTGCGAGATCGACCCTGGCGACGGCTCGCCGCGCATCAGCGCGCCGGCCGGCACGGCGACGCACGTCTATGCCGCGGAGGGCACGTACACGGCGATCGCCTACATCGGCGGCCTCAAGCTGGCCCAGGCGACGGTGGACCCGGTGGAGCCTGCGCCGTGAGACAGCTCGTGCGCCATGCGCAGGGCGTCATCCATCGGCTGGTGCCGAATGGCGGCAATCGGCGTTGGCTGAAGAACGACCACTACTGGCGCGCAGAGCGCGCGGCAGAGGTTGGCGCGGTCTACCCCTGGAATCCGGCGGCAGCGGCCCTGCCGGGCGAGGGCGAGGCGAACCAGACGGACGGCTCGCTCATCATCCGCATCCACTGCATCGACCCGGGTGGCGTCAACTGGCGTTGGGTGCTGGAGTCGATCCAGACGTGGGACCTGATGTTCATCGGCACCGCGAGCGCGCGGGTGATCAATGCGCCGATCTGGAACGGCCTCGTCGCTCAGTTCAGCGTCGAGAACACCTGGGCACCACCGGCGGCCGGAACCTACAACATTCACTTCGAGCGCGATACGCGATGACCGAGCAGACCCGTGAGAGGCTCGATGCACTGCAGCTCGTCCTGGAGATCATCCGGGAGAACGGGCTGATCGTCATTGCTCTGGCTGCCCTCGTCTGGCAGGTCTGGTTCACCGGCCAGCTGCAGATTCACAACCAGGACCGCTGGCGCACCGTGGTCGACGGCTTCCGCGACGAGATCAAGTCCGACCGCGACACGCGCACGCTGCTGGTCCGCGACATGGTCGACAGGATCTCGGCCCTGGAGGCCCGATGCCAGGGCGTGATGAGCAGGGCCGGAGTGGAGCCGTGAAGACGAGCGACGCTGGCCTCGACCTCATCAAGAGCCACGAGGGGCTGCGGCTCGACGCCTACCTCTGCCCGGCCGGGGTCTGGACCATCGGCTACGGCCATACCGGCACGGCGCGGCCCGGGATGCGCATCACCAATGAGCAGGCAGACGATCTGCTGCGCCTCGACGTCGAGAAGTTCGAGGGGTGCGTGCGCAATGCGCTGCAGGTCGAGGTGACGCAGGGCCAGTTCGATGCGCTCGTGTCGTTCGCCTTCAACGTCGGCTGCGGGGCGCTGCGCGGGTCGACGCTGCTGCGGCTGCTGAACCAGGGCGACTTCGATGGCGCCGCCGCACAGTTCGCTCGCTGGAACCGTGGCGGGGGGCAGGTGCTCGCCGGGCTGGCGCGGCGCCGCGAGGACGAGCGCAGTCTGTTCGAGGGGGCGGCATGACGCGACGCTACACCGACCAGCTGATACAGGAGCTGCCGAGCGAGTTGCCGGACAACACGTCCGGCGCCATCACGCCAGCGGTGCTGCGGCAGATGATCACCGACGTGATTCAGTCGCTGCGCCCGGCATATGCCGGCGTCGGCGGCGACTATCTCGGGGCGCCGAAGCTGCTCACGCTGAACAACTCGTCCTGGACGGCGATCAACTCGGTCGGCCTGTACACCGCTGGCGAGGCGTCGAACGTAGACGAGCTGGGCTATGACGTGGCGTCCGGGGCGGTCGTCACCAGACTGGCCGGCTACAACCACTTCATCTCCGCCTCGCTGTCGTTCGAGGGGCCGAATGGCCGCCTGCTCGACTTGTCGATCGGGGTGAACGGGTCGCCGATCACGGCGATCGGGGCGATCGAATGTCTGGGCAACAACGTCCTGCAGAACTTCTCTGCCAGGATGTTCGCGCAGCCCCCGCAGAACGCGCTGCTGCAGATTCTTGGCAAGTGGTACACCGGAGCGGCCACCGACACGCTCCGCGTGCACATGGCGCAGATCGTTGGCGAGCTGGTGACGACGAGGTATCCCTGATGCCGCTCGAAGACTTGACTGGCAACAAGTTCATCCCCGACCTGAACGAAAACTGGCCGGCTGGGACCGACTACCCAGACGCCGGCGACGACCACATTCGCGGCGTCAAGAACGTTCTGAAGCGCCAGTTCCCGAACATCGGTCGCGTCGCGGTCACGGCGACGGCAGCGCAGCTGAACAGCGGCGGCGTGCCGATCGGCTCGGTGATGATCTTCTATCAGACCGCCCCGCCGACCGGCTGGAAGCGGTCGACGATCGACGCCACGCGCGCGTTGCGTGTCGTTGCGACGGCGACGGCTGGTGGCGGCTCGGGCGGGCTCGACGACCCGGTGCTCAACGACAAGGTCCCGTCGCACGCGCACGCGATCAATCTCACCTCCGGGGCGATGAACGCGAACGCGCAGCACACGCACGTCGCATCGGCCAGCGCGGTTGGCGACCACGTCCACTTCGTGGCATGGAATGGCCAGCGGACGGATGCCGCGGCGAATGGTGGCGCTGCCAGCTTCAACGCCATCGGCGGCAGCGTGAACTCCGGAGCCGCCGGCGCACACGGCCATACCATTAGCGTCGTGTCGACGAACACCGATCACAGCCACAACGTCGTTGGCGACTCGCAGAGCAACGCCAGTGCCGCGAACTGGGCGCCTCGGTACATGGACGTCATCGTCTGCGAGCGCGAGACGTGAAGACCTGCCCGCTCGGTCATACCTGCGAGACCTGCCTCTGGCAGACCCACCTGCGCGGCCACAACCCGCAGACCGGGCAGGAGATAGATCAGGTGGGCTGCGCTGTCGCGTTTCTGCCCGTGCTGCTGATCGAGAATTCGCAGCAGCAGCGCAGTACCGGCGCGGCGGTCGAGAGCTTCCGCAACGAGATGGTCAGGGGCAACGACGCGCTGCTGCAGCTGGCCTATGAGAGCGCCAGGGAGAGACTGACGTGAATCGTGGAGAGCTGGTCCTGATCGTCAAGGAGTACCTGAACCGGCCGAACATGTCGTCCGAGGCGATAGGCTCGATGATCGCGTCAGTCGAGGGCGAGATGAACCGCGCACTGCGCGAGCATCCGCGCAACGCGCGCCGCGTGACGACCACGCAGGCCGCCGGCGTTTCGCTGCTGTCGCTGCCGACGGACATTGTGCAGCTCGTGGAGCTGCGCTCCCCGCTCGGTACGATGACGCAGTATCCGCCGACCGGCCGGGCCCAGGCGGAGGGCGACGGTAACGCCTTCATCAGCTACGGCGACAGCGTCGAGCTGCTGCCGGCCCCGGCGGCCGACACCAGCTACAGTCTGGCGTACACGGCCATGCTTCGCCCGCTCGTCGCCGATGCCGATGCCAACTGGGTCAGCAAGTACTTCCCTGACCTGTACCTCTACGGGGCCCTGAAAGAAGCCGCGGTGTACCTCAAGGACGATCAGCGGCTGCAGTTGTGGCAGGCTGAGTTCCTGCGCCGCCTGGACGGCGTGCAGGCGCAGGGGTGGAATCAGAACATCGCGGCAGGTCCGCGCATCGTCATCGACTGATAGGGGGCGGAAATGGCAGCGTTCGTGAAGTTCCACGCATTCGTAGAGGCGGTCGCCGAGAAGAAGCACAACCTCGGGAGCGACACGCTCAAGGTCTACCTGACCAACGACGTGATCGACCCGGCCGGCGACGCCGTCAAGGCCGACCTCGCAGAGATCGCCGCCGGCAACGGCTACACGGCTGGTGGCGGGGTCGCGGCGCAGGCCTCGTCTGCGCAGGTGGGCGGCCTCTACACGCTGATCCTCAACGACCCGCCGACCTGGACCGCTTCCGGCGTCATCGGCCCCTTCCGTTCCGCCGTGCTGTACAACGATTCGGCGGCCAACAAGGACCTGATAGGCGCCTGGACCGACCCGGCCGGGCCGATCACGCTGCAGGCCGGCGACACCTACAAGGTCAACCTCGCTGACGCTGGCGTCCTGACGCTGCAGTAATGACGACTTACTACCTGTGGTCCGGGGCATCGGGTGCGCAGTCCGGCGCCAGCTGGGCTAACGCATTCACTACCCTGGCACAGGCGCTATCTGCGGCGAACGCCGACGGCGACCTGATCCTCGCGCACTGGGAGCACGACGGCGTCATTACCGCCGACACGACCTACAACATCGCGGCGGACATAGCGGTGATCTCGGTCGACAAGGACGCCGGCGACGCGCTTCGCCCGATGGGCGACGTCGGATACTTCGGGAACAAGTCTGCCGGCTACACGCTGGCCATGGCTGGCGCGAAGCGCGTGCTGTTCAAGGGCCTGTCGTTTCAGTGCGCCGGCACGACGGCAGACTTCATGCGGTTCGGTTCCGAGGGCTCGCACTTCGAGCTGGAAGACTGCCTGCTGTCGCAGCGCATCAACAACGGCACCGGGCGCATCCGCATCGGCATGCCGGACATGAAGTCGTACGTGAAGCTGACGAACTGCGTCGTGCGCACGCAGTATGCGGCAAACTTCTTCGACGTGTCAGGCGTGCTCGACATCGTCGGCGGACGGTGGGAGACGACCGGGGCGACGGCGCCGACCCAGCTCTTCGACTGCGATCAGGCCGACAGTCCCGGTGGCCGCGTGCCCGTCACCGGCATGGACCTGTCCGGCCTCGGGTACACGGTGCTGTCCGGCACGCCGTCCACCGGCACCCTGGTGGTCGACTTCACGAACTGTAAGATGCCGCCATCGTTCGGCTGGATCATCGAGCCGCCCAACCCATCGAAGGTCTACGCGACCGTGACGGCGGTGAACTGCTCGTCCGGGGATCAGC